TTTAGATAAAATTTCTATGAGATTTTTTGTCTCATTGTTTCTACCTGTGATTTTAGCAGGTTGATTAGTTATAAACTTTTCATTTAAGTTTATGCAGTATTGCTGCAAGTTGCTAACCGCTGGCTTACTTGGTGTTTCATCTACAAATTTTACAAATTTAGGCCCTTTTTTACCTTCTATTTGCAGTATGTTTTTAACTTGATCTGTAGGCGGTATACTTGTTTCTAAAACATGTGTTTCTATCACATCTTTTACATGAGCTGGCTCAATTTCTTTGCTACGTAAATATTCTACAAGCTCTCCACCCATATCTAAGACAGTATAAAGTATATGTTCTACGTTAATAAAGAAACTATCGAACATATCAGAGAACTCTTTAGCAAAAACAATAATGTCATTGACATCTTGATGCCAGCCCCCCTGCCCTTTTGATGATTCAAATTTCTTAGGATGTTTAGATGCGTATTCTCTAAATATTTTAGCATACCTTTCGGTATCTAGAGACACTCCATACCCTTTGAATTTTATTTTTAAACTATCAGATAAGTTAGCTAGACAACCATATATTAAGTGAGAACAGTCCACAACAGAGTGACCATTAGCTTCTGCAAAATTTTTGGCATCCTTTAAACCTTGTTTAGCTTTTGGGGTTAGATTGAAATCGGTTAGACCCATCATAATTCTTTACACTATTTAACTTCAGATAACTTCATGTAGATTTTATCCTTTAATGGAAATATTTTATCAATGAACACGACATCATCACCTTTTGATCCATATACAATTATAATGTCGTTTTTGACTGGTAGTTTTTTACCACTATCTAAGTAATCAGTCAACCTAGATTCTTGATCACTGTCTAAGAAAAGACCGCTTACTGAACCAACTTCATCTTGTATTGCTAATCTAGCATACTTATTACCATTTCTGCTAGTTCTCCTCATTATGTCAGTTAGCACACCTACAAGCTTTATATTAGATCTTTCTGGTAAATCTCTAATGACCTCTGATGAGTGAAACTCATCCTCATAACTAAATACCTGCCTAATATTATGTGAATAACTATACCCAAGCAACTTCTCCTCAAAAAACCAATTTGCATACTTGAGATGTTGTCGATTCATCTCATATATCTCTTTATATGGTGCAAATTTCTTACGAAAAGTCTCAAACCTTCGGTCAGCAAACATTTTACGATTATCATCGCCCACCATATCTTTTTTACGAGTATCGTGTATGGCTGTGATTATATCATAATCATATTCTTTCCCTAGAGATATTAAATTTCTTTTCTCTCTGTCTGTCAGAATATTAAAGGTCTGAGCCTCTAAAACCAATCTGCATCTGTTACTAGAAACAAATGAATCAAGTAAGCCAGCTTGTATTAGTGCAGACAAAGTTCCTATATTCAAACCCGCTTGTTTCGCAGAGATAAATACTTCATACTTGTTCTCAAAACTTTCCTCCCTGAACTCTAGAAGAGATTCTAAAACTTTGGTAGAGACACCTTTGATTGAGTTTAATCCGTATCTTATGTTCTTTCCCTCTATCTTAAAATCAATGTCAGACTTGTTTAGGTCTGGTGGTAAAAGCTTTATATCGAAGTTGCCAAGCTCTTGAGTAATTTTAGCTATCTCCTCATGAGAGTTAGGTTCATACTTAGTATATTTTAAAAGACTTAAAAAGAATTCTTGAGGATAATTAAACTTTAAGTAAACAGTGCAAGCAGCAAGGTAGGCATAACTAATTGAGTGAGACTTGTTAAAAGAATAGTTGGCAGAATCCTCTGCAACCCTCCAAAGAACATCACCGATAGCTGGATCTAATTCATTTTCTTCTATTTTTTGTTCGATTTTAGCTTTCCAAGCTGGCATCTGATCAACCTTTTTCTTGCCTACTATACGGCGCAACTGCTCTGATTCATCTAGACTAAAACCAACCTTTACAGCCATTTTCATAAGCTGTTCTTGGTAAAGAGGAATACCGCCCGTATAACTAAGGATGTCATCAAAGAACTCATGCACAGACTGAAACTCTCCAGTTCTGACATAATCAGCATAACTATCTTTGAAGTCTAAAGCTCCAGGTCTTGCTATAGCTACAACGGCTGATAGCTGCTCTAAGTTTTGAGGTGCAATCTGTTGACAGACTTTGAAATTGGTCTCTGCCTCTATCTGAAACAGCCCTTGAGGAGATCTTAAGCAAGCGAGAGCAGCGTATATGGAATTGTCATTGGGGTCTATGTCTTCTGCTTTAATGTCGAGCTGCTTACAAACGTCATGAACGACTGATAATGTCCGCAAACCTAGAATATCAAACTTAACACTAAGGCTGGCGACATCATTCATATCGTAACCTGAAACAAGCGCTCCATCGTTTGTTGTTTGTAGCGGCATGATATTTTCTAAATCATAGTAGGAAATGCAAATGCCAGATGGGTGGACCCCAGTGTTCTTGTTTAAGCCTTGTAATTTTTTAGCTATCCTGAAAGCTTTAGAATGTTTATCTGCATAAGATCGAAAACTTTCACTCTCTTCGTAAGCGTCATCTAACTTAGCAACAATACCAAAGTGTTTTGGTATAGTATCGCTGATTTGGTTGACTTCTTGTTCATTAAGTTCCTCGACTATCTTACCACACTCTTTCATGCAGAGCTTACTACTTAATGTGTTTAAGGTTAAAATTTTAGATGTCCTGCCCTCAAATTTTTTCTCTATGTATTTAATAACTTCTAACCGACGATCATAAGAAATATCGTTATCAACATCAGCTAGTAAGCTGCCATCAAGATAAACCTCACCTTCATGCTCTATCTTTCTAGCTCTACTCTTAGAGACAAACCTCTCAAAAAAAAGATCATATTTAATCGGGTCAATATTAGTAACACCAATAACGTAGAGCACTAAAGATCCTGCTGCGCTACCTCGACCCGCACCCGTGGGAATATCATTTTCTTTACAATAATTAAGAATGTCCCAATTCAAAAGTATGTAATCCACGAAACCTAACTCATCAAAGATTGTCAGCTCTTCTTTTAATCTTTTATAATAAACTGTGGCGTTATCTAGTTTGTCTATGCCTTTTTCTTTGACCTTGCTAAAGCACAGTTTTCTAAGGAATTGAAACGTATTTCCCAGGTCATCACAAGATACCTGATCGTAATATTTTTTTTCTATTTCAATCTCTGGCAGCTTTACACCAACTGGGAAGGGAGTTTTGTATCCTGTGTATTTAGTTGCGCTCATATATCTAATTCAAAAAGTTGTTTGCGAAAGATCTTAAAATTCATTTCTATGTCATACAATGCATCATGCAGTCTCTTAGGATCATGAGGGATGTTATATTTTTTTAGCAAAAAGCCTTGAGATGTTTTCAAGCCTCTTTCTTTGTAGTTCACTAATCTATATTGCCAACTAATAAAATCCTCATTATCTACGGGTATTTGTTTAGCTATAGCGGTTGCTAAAGCCCTAGTGTCTATGATTCTTTCTATGTAATCATAATCAACCTCTTGACGCATAAGATGTCTCCAAACATTAAGCATATAGACATCAAAACCTAAAACATTTTGACCTACTAAAAGTGTGTCTGGGTCATAAAAGTCTTTAGCAAAAAGATCCCAAACTTCTTCTGGTGGCTTACATTTTTTTCTATAGGTGGCTTGACTGAACCCTGTGACTCTAGCTGCATCTGGAGAGACATTTAGATCAGGCCAATCTATGTAAAGATCATGCTTAGATATGATCCTATCACCCTCTGCTACAAGCCAAGCTACCTGCCAAGGCTTTGAGCTAACTAAATTAAGACCTTCGGTCTCAGTATCAAAGACTAAATACTTTTGTTTTTTGTTAAACCTAAGAAGCGTCTCGTTCATTTTTACTCTCTAGATATGATTCAAAACAAAATTCTTTGCTACCGAAATGATTTAACCTTGGACTACTTAGTGTAGCAGCTTTTCCAAAGTTTCTGTTACAAAGAATCTTATATGTTTGCAATGCTTCTGCATCGTCTTTGTTTTTGTAAAAAATACTTTTAACAAGCCTAGCTGGTCTTTGCAAATTTTTAGAAAACTTTACTACTTTACTTTCTAGTAAAGTGTCAAAAGGTAAATTATTTCTTTCTATCCAAAATGTGGGAGATATGGCACTAAAATCAGGAACACACTTCTTTAGATAAAGATTGTTGTTGAAGATAAAAGAATCATAGAAGGGTATGATAAGCTCAACATCTTCCGTCCACATATTATTTAAGAATGCGAAATCTACCTTACCGCTACCTGTATGAGCAAAAGAATAAATTTTATAAAGTAAACGACAACCCTCATCATTTTTCGCAAATATAACTATCTTGTGATCTGAGTTGTCATCTTCATTAACATCGTTACAACAAGTAACTCTAAGACCAAAAACAAGATCTATACCCTCCTCTTGGCAACGATTATGAGCAGTAACAAAACCTGTCATAGAGTCCTCAACTAAAACAAGTGAGCCGATTGAGTTCTCTTTACAAATCTCGATGATACTATCAGCTCCACCCTCTTTTGATTCCTTGTCTAAGGTTAAAATGCTTTTACCTATAGAGAAGGTTGACTTAAATACTGGAGTCATCCTCTATATTTTACAGTCAGTAAGCACCAAGTCAAGAACAATGTGCGGGACATCCTTTATAATATCGCATTTCATACGTGCAGCCCTCTGGCACTAAGTCTTTTGAAAAGTCCTCTTCAAAATAAGATTTAATAAAATTACCCTCTTGATCGCGGATCTCGTAGTAAAAAAAATCAAACTTCATCGAACAGTGCCACTTTGGATTACCGTCTTTTTTAAGTTCCCCTTTTTGAGTAGCAAAGCCGCATAATAATTTTCCGCTGAAAGAATTATCTGTTGGAAATCCCTGATGAGCTGCATAATTTTTTCTAGCATCTTTCTCTGTAAAATTGTCGAGGTATCTTTGTATCTCAGAGAGTTGTATTTCAAACCCAGTAAGCTCGTCATCATCTAAAGGCTCCATACGCATCACACCCGATTTGTCAGCGTTAGGATCTAGATCAAATTTTAAAAACAAGAACTCGCTGACTCTTTTTGAGTATTCTGGAAATAAATTTTTTACAGCTAAACTATACATTAAGTCCTGTAAGTTGTCCGTTCGATCTTTACCCTTGAAAACTTCTTTACTAGTTTTGAAATCTCGTATTATAGCAAACTTTTTCTTTTTATACAAGAAGAGTTTATCTATGAACCCTCTGATCTTGTATTTTATTTCGCCATCACTTTTAATAATATCAAAATCTTTTTCAGAGTATTCTTCTGTAGGTTTCCCTATGTCTCCCCCAAAGAAATCATAGGATAGACCATTGAAGATCATGTCCTTCATCATGTCTACATTTTCTTCGTCATCTACACCTTCTCTAACAGCATGAGACATTATCAGCCTTTTTATGGAAGGTATACAAAATACATCTTGTGTTTTAAGAATTTTATTAAAATATTTTTTACGCCCTTTAACGCCTAACACCTCAAACACTAAATGACAAATGGAGCCACGCTTGGCTCCCTCATTACTTTTGTCTGGTAATTTTAGTTTGTATTTGCACCAGTATAACCACGAACACGACTGAGCCGTCTTTATTCTGCTTGCAGATAAAGGTGTATTTGGTTCAGGCATCACTAATGAATAGGGCTGTTTTAATATCTTTTTTAGTGAAGCTGGACGGGTTGTTTTTAACAAACTCTAAGATATATTTTATCTGAGCATCCTTGTCTATGTTTTTATCGAGCCAACAATTTAGGTCATAGTCATCTGAATGAGCGTCACCAAAATCATTATAACCCTTCGGTGGAAATTTTACAGTCAGCATATCTAAATCAAAATACTTAGACAACTTCAAAAAACTTTTTAGTGCGGCTATGAATCCTCTGTTCTGTTCACTAGCTTTGTCATTATTAGTCGAAATATAAATATGACGTATAGACTTACTATTAAGATAGTTAACAATGTTATTGTTGACAGATAAACCAAAGATAACCAACACGTTCTTAATACCTTGATCATAAAGCGCCATTGCATCTCCAATGCTTTCTACTAAGACAACTTCTTGTTTTTTTGTTATCTCTTGATCTACGCATGTTTTCTCGTTGAAAGCTGGGTAGACCCAATTGTTTCTTTTTCCTATATGTTTCCATTTTGGATAATCGTTATCATCATCTACTTTCCTACCAGAAAAACCGACAATTTGTTGATGCTCATTGTATACGGGGAAAACCATCCTTCTATACATTTTACCGACACCCGCAAGACCAGCTTGGAATAATTCTTGGGTATTATCAGAAATATTTCTTTTTTTATAAAAGTTATAGTTAGGAAAAAGCCTATCAAGTGTAGAATCTGGGTATATTCTTTCCATCTCTATCTTTTGTTTAGGTTCATAGGTAGTTTCTGTAACCACAGACCCATCACCAATAATTTTAGCAACTTCTCTATCGTCTTTTAAAGTAAGACGTATCAATGCTTCAAAAGGCATACAGCCTTTGTTTTGCACAAAATCCATCCAAACTCCTGTATTCTTATATATCTTTACAGCAGTTTTGTTGTTTCCGTCACGATAAATAGCCTGAGTTCTCCAGTGATCTCCGCAGTCAATTAGAGAATATCCAATAGACTCCAGTATCCCTTGAAAATCTTCAGAATTGATCAAAGTCTGGGATTGTTTCTTGGAATCCATCACTATCTAATTCTTCATCTCCATCCTGAACTCTAGCTATGTCTCTCAGATCGCCACGCTCAGTGATATTAAAATTCATAAACTCTAAATTTATAGAGTTCTTTCTTAAAGAGTCTCCTATCCTAACTGGCTCTATAGCTCCCGCTATATCGCTGCCTAAGTGCCTAGCTTTAACATTGATTAGTTTATGTGTGCCAAATCTGCCACCCTCAGTCTCGATCTCATCAGCAGTCTTATTGCGTAGGATGAACATGTGAGAACAGAACTGAGTAATCCTATCTGATAAGGAAACAATAGATTCATCATCAACTATGTTTTGTGAGTTTCTATTATTAGTAATACCGTATCTATTAGACTGAACAGATGTAATCATCGGTATGATTGGGTTTCCATCATGCAAGATTTCTTTTTGGACGCATTTTTTAAACTTGTCTACCATCTCACCCACCACTTGCCACTCAGACTTGTTAGCTATGTTTTCAGATGTTGTCTTAATATAATCAAAAGAAAATACCATAGGATTACCTCGGCCTACCTTTGAGTAATAAAACCTTTTCAGTGTGTTTACCATCGTGTCTACATCCATACCACCCACATTGTAATAAAAGAACTTAAGATTTTTAATCTTTGGCCAAACAGATCTAACTTTGTTTACAACTTCTTCTCCTGCTTGCCGCCACTTGCCACTTTCTAATAAATGCATAGCTACCCCAGACAAAGCCGCACACTGACGCATGACAAGCTCCTCTTTACTCATCTCTCCATTATCAAAGTGAAGAACAGGCACATCATATTGCAAGCTCACTTTAGTAGAATAATCCATGCAGAATTGGGTTTTACCCACGCCAGATCTTGCCACTACAACTGTTATGTTTCCAGGTCTTAGTAGTGAACCATAAATCTCATTAACTTTAGGATGCGGCCCCATCATCCCAAATTCAGTCAGTGGGTTATTACCTCTATCTTCGATGATTGCCTCCATCTCCTCATAGATGTTTTCTGGGACATCATTGCCAAGCTCATAAAGATTTATGCGAGAATTATAAACATTATCTGCACTCTCCACGATAGCCCTGTAAGAAGCTTCTGGAGGCATCGCTTTCATCTTTTTAGCGATTTCTTGTGAAGACTGCAATATCTCGCGCCTGATAGAATATTTTTTTAATTCTTTAGCTGTCTTAAGAGCGTTTCCTTTAGGAACCTTTCTCAAAGCTAATGACTTGATGTAGTCAGCAGGATTTAAATTGTCTTCAAACGACAATCCCACCTCGTTCACTCTCTGAGCAATAATAACTTCGTCTATCTCATCACCAGAGTCGATAGCTTGCTTTATGATCCTGAATATTGTCGAGTGAAGTGCGCTCTGCTCAGAATAAAAATCTGAGTTTCCTATAAAGTTAGAAATCTCTGATAAGGCATCAGGCTCTTTAATGAGACCTGCCAATAATTGTTTTTCTAATTCAAAATTATAGATCATCCTGTGTCATTTCTGGTGGAGGTGAAGATAAATGATTCTCAAGAGCTTTCATTAAAGCAAACTCTGTCATCCCACAATCAAACTTACAATATATTAAAGGCTTACCATTCTCAGAGGATACAGCCATAATAACCCCTTTATATTTATCCACACCACCTGAGAGGTCATAGATCTTCTCTACTAATTCAGATGGTATGCAAAATTCTTCTTCATCGTCTAAGTTCATAAGTAAATATCTTGATCAGTGAATAGCGAGGCTTGTATTTCATCTTGAGGATAAACCTCTGCCAGCTTTATACCGTTAGCCTCACAGAACTCAAGCTTTTTCTGATCTCTTTGTAATTGATCAGCGTAATTTAAACGATTTTTATGAAAATGTTTGACATATTTAGTGTGTTGAGCGCCTTGGACTTCAACAGCTACATTTTTACTAGCATTGTAAAAATCTAAGCTCAATCTAGTGCCCACAACCCTAAACTCTTCAAAAACAAAATCGTTCTCCCAGTAAGGCCGCAAAAATTTCTTAACAGAAGTTTGGAACTTACTCCTACTAGGTTTATCCCAATCAATTAAATATTTTTTAGGTTTTGAAAGAGTTCTATATCTTCCAAATGAATCATAAAACTTCATTGAAGTTACTGATTAATAACCTCCACCTCTTCAGCATCCATCAATGCTTCATCTATATCATCTCCTGATAATATCTTCAAAAAGTGCGAGCAAACAACTTTAGAAAGGTCTGGGTTATCTTGAAGGTGCTCGAAAAACCTTTTCTCACCTTGAAACTTGTCTGGTATTTGAATATCACAGCCTTCTAAAACTTTTTTGAAATCTTCTGATACAAACAACCAAGCTCCTTTTTGCACTAAATACTCCCAAGACAAAAGAGTGGGATATATTTCTTTTTCTGTCCAAATAGATTTACCACCAGTCTGTCCATACTTGATTGGGTAACGCACAGTAGTCCCTGTATTTTCTGTGGGACATTTTTTAATAGTTACTCTACAGTAATGACCAACTCTTGGATTCTTTACTTCATGAAATGCAATCCTATCATTCTCTAAAATATCATCTTGTTTCCATCTAGGTTCAAACTGCAACATAACATCTGTAATATGAAGCAGAGCATTACCACCTGTAGCGGTGGTTTGCCTTACTGGTGCTTTTGAGTAAGGGTCAATTTTTATGTCAGCACGAACCTGACTAATCAACAGTAGTAAGTGACCATTTACAGCTAAAGGTATACCTGATTTTTTACAAAAATCAGATGCTACAACAGCTCCACCAGCAACTTTAGATGAATCATCAAGGCTTTTATGCAGATCATCTCTTCTAATTAAACCATCAATAGAATCAATTATGATCATATATTTATGATTATTAGGATTATCTTTGACTAAAGTATCTACAAGTGTTAGTGCTGCTTCATATATGTTTGTGGAAAACACAAAACAAGATCCAACCTTTACCTCTTCCTCGCTCTTCACAAGATTGACTCCAGATCTTTCTATAATTTCTTTAGATAATCTACCCTCTGCTTTTATAAATATGCCAATTGAATTAGGAACTGTTTCCAAGAAATTTTTCATTACAGCTAATGCTGCTGAAGTTTTTCCGCCCTCGTTCATCCCGACATAGCGGTTAACTCCAGGTTTTAAGCCACCATTTAGTAAAAAATCTAACTGTAATGATCCAGTGCTTACTGTGTAATTTACCTCATCAACATAGTTAAAATGATCTTTTTCATTTTCTTTAAGAAAAGACTTAAGTTGCTTTGACAATGGCGTTGGCTCTGATTCTGTTTTCTTTTTTGTTTTCATTATTCTTCTAAAAAATCTTTAATAGTTTTCTTTTTGAAATTGACTAAAGAGTCCTCTCCAGTCTTCTCACCTATATTATACACGATATATTTAGAAAAGTGCACATTAAAATTAAAAGCCCTGAATTTTTGATTTAATACCTCTTCTAGTTTAGGACTTGCATAGTAAGCTAAGGAATCTACCTTCTTACTAAAGGTCACTATTCTCATAAAATCCAACGAGTAACGATCACAAAGATCGTTAAGTATCTTC